GGGAAGGATCACATGTCGCCGGTCGGACGAACAGTCCTACCAGCGCGTGGAGGGGTAACCCCCCGAATTTCGCGCGCTTCGTCGATGGTAATGAACTTGCCCTCTCTGTCAAGCTTTTCGCGCCACCACCGAAGGACAGAGTCCCACGGTGTGCGACGGTCAAATTGGCGCTCACAGAGAGGGGGCAGTTTCAGCTTACCTGGTTTCATTGCTTTTGGCAAGCAGGCTTTATAGTGTCCTCCAAGTGCCCAGTACAACTCGTTGGCACATCTAGAGATGTGCCGACGGAACACTCGGTTTGTGACGAAGCATTTGCCTTCAGGTGGTTCCATGTCCGAGAACGCCACGTCCTCGTCATATGCCGACCTGAACATGCTCCGCACACTCTCGTACTTCCTTGGGTCAGAAGGAGAGAAGAACACGTCAATCCTGCTTGCGTACTTGGATGGGTCAGCTCCTTCAAACAGGAGTGTGTAAAGTTGCGAGCGTACCGCCTTAGGCATGTCGCGCATCCCTTTGCTAGGATGGCCAAGTCCACCCAGAGCCACTGGGAGCTCTGGTGGACGCCTAAGGCGGCGGGCCTTGGCGCGCACTCCTTTACACAAGACTCGGGCCACGCGTCTCAGTGCTTTCCACTGGACGGCGAAGTAATTGCCCTTGTCCATGACCCCATTACCGTCTCTGAGGAATTGCTTGACAGGATAAGGGTTGTACCATACTGCTGGGTCGCCCAGGCCAAAGACCTCGCAGAATGTCCAACCCTTCCTTCCGAAGAAGGACTTCTTGTCATGCAATCCCGACCCTATCGCCTCAACTCTTTGGCGATAGTGTCCAATCTCCCTCGGGCGAGTCACGGACAGAACATCGTCCCCGCAGATGGCGGTGTTCTGGCCCAGAGCGCGACAAGCCCAGCCATTAAGTATGCTAAGGACCGTGAACGAGAACGGAGTTCCCATCAAGCATCCCCTCTCCATGGGGACACGAACACGTTCCTTACCCTCTATGCATACAGTCATGGCATTAGGAAGATTGACAACCTCCTGCCAGTCTCTTTTGGTGAAGGAGGCCTTCGGGTAATCAACATAATGCTTATTGCCAAGCTCAACGCCAAGGGATCGAGCGCAGCAATCCACGTAGAGCTGGTCGAGCCCTGCGTGTTTAAGGCCGCGGAGTACGGCCCTAATAGCATCATGAGAAAATCCGTCGGTCGCCTTAGTCAAATCAGCAGAGAAATACTGCTGATCACCACGCAGGTGGCCTGTGAACCCCGCTACCTTTCCATCGTCGAGGCGACGACGTTCAAAGTCGCGAACTCTCTTATCAATCTTACGAAGGACAGGAAAGACCGCATAGCGGCACAGGGTACCTGCAGTAAAGACACTTGCAGGAGGGACGGTAATGACACGCACCTTACAGCCCTGCTCAGAGATGGGCGTAGCAACATGCACGGGCATGTTGGAGGTGGCATAGTCCACGCCGAGTTGACCGAACTTCTCCATCGACAACAAGGTTCCGTAACCTTGCA